TTTACATCTATTCTTGTTTGGAATCCATCTAACTCTGCCCACATATCACTTTCAACCTGACGAGCAATAGACTCACCCATCATTTTAGTATATTTTGACATAAGGTCAGAGCTGCTTTGAATTAATGCCAAGTCCTCAAATAACTCAGGAACAACATAGTGCTTATCAATAGTCAAATCAACTTTACCTGCAGTTGCAGCAGTTGAGAAATCAACTATTGTTGATTTTACTTTTTCTACAGCAGCCTTAAGTGCAATCTTTGGAATATGCACAGTATCACCTGCACCTTTTACTAATGCTGAATAATCATCAACAGAGCCTGCCAACTTATTAGTTTCTTTATAAAATTTATAAATTGGATCTGCCCACAGTTCAGGTATAAAATCAGCACCTGTCGTTTTATCTAAAAAAGCCATTTTACTTCTCCTCTCCCATTAGGGAATTATTTTTTCATTCTTGCCTGAGCTGATTTAACAATATCTTCCCAATTATCTCTAAGATCATCTGGAGTCATCTTAGTCCAATCACCTATAGATTTATTAGGTTGTCTTGATACCCCTGCAATCTCAGGAGCATTAGCTTTGGCGTTAGTAATTTTGTTAGTCACATATTCAAGAGTCTCTAAGTCTAATTTAGCCAGAGTCTCTCGTTCTTCTTCAGGAACGCTTTCTAAAATAGTATCACGCTTCGCAGCTTCATAGCTCGCCCATTTATCAGCTTGAGCTTTATATGTTTCCATCTCACCTGATGTTTTTTCATACAAAGATTTGAAATCCTCTTTCTCTTTCAGTTTGGCTTCTTCAGCCTTTGCTAATTGAGATTCAAGTTTTGCTAAACGTGCCTCAGCATCCTGCGACCTTTTCCTATACTTTTTGCTTTCTGCAATTAATGCACCTACGTCAGTCGAATCCGTAGTTGCTTCTTGTGTAGTTTCCTCACTTACTGTTTCGGTAGCTACAGTTTGATCTTCGGACATGCTGTCCTCCTATATGTTGTTATTGAAAAATTGTATCATACAATATGTTGCATAATACAGATAGGATAACTTAAATTAACTTACTTGTAAGATGCAAGTATTAATGGATAATCAAAAACAATATAAAAAGCAATGGTTTGACTTTATGGGGTATAAGCCTCATTTAGGACAGCGAAAGCTCCATTTTCCTGATAAAAAGACAGCAAGGTTCTTTGTAATGGTATGTGGAAGGCGATTCGGCAAAACAACTGCATCTGCAATGGAAGCAACTTACTATGCTTCACAGCCAAATAAAAAGATATGGCTTGTAGGGCTATCCTACGATAAGGCTGACTTAATGTTTAGAGAAGTATGGCAGAAGATGGTAGTTGGTCGTGCAAATGATATAGAAAGAGCCTCTGAAAAAGAAAGATATATAAAATTCAAGTGGGGAACTACTGTAGAGGCTAAGTCTGCCGACAACCCTGATTCACTTGTTGGTGAAGGGTTAGATTTGCTTATAATGGATGAGGTTGCTAAAATGAAAAGAAAGATATGGGATATGTATCTTTCTCCAACATTGTCCGACAGAAAAGGGAAGGGTATTTTTATAACAACACCTGAAGGATTTAACTGGATATACGATTTATTCCTACTTGGGAAGCAAGATGATTTATGGGAATCTCATCAAGCCCCAACGTGGGATAACGATGTAGTATTTCCTGATGGGAAGAAAGATCAATTCCTTATAGAGCGTAAACGCAATATGTCTAAGGAGCTGTATGAGCAAGAATATGGGGCAATGTTTACTTCGTTTGAAGGTAGAGTTTATCCGTTTGACAGGAATTTGGATATGGGAGAGTTTCCATATAATCCTAATTTTCCAACTTTTTGCTCAATAGACTTTGGTTTTAGGATGCCTGCAGCATTATGGTTTCAGACTTATATGGTAGGTGGAGTACCTCATATAAATGTAATAGATGAAATAGTTCATAAACAAAATATTAAGACTGATGAATTTATTGAGATGATTAAATCAAAAAGGTATGCTGTTAGGGAATATTATGGTGATCCTGCAGGTATGCAAGCACAAGGTCAATCAGGATTAGGTGACATTGAAATATTTAGACGTAATGGAGTACATGTAAAAAGCGTTAGAGACAAAGTATCAAGAAACATTGCATCAGGTATAACTCATGTAAGAGGTTTTATAGAAAATGCACAAGGACAGAGATTTGTACACTTAGATAGAAAGTGCATGGGATTAGCAGAAGATTTAGAAAACTATAGATACCCTGAATCAGGAGAGGGTAAAGACTTAAAGCCTGACCCTGTAAAGGATGGCAGGCACGACCATAGTATGGATGCCTTTAGGTATTTCTTTTTAAACAGATTTCCAATTAGACAACGAGAATTAGGAGTAATAAAACGATGATGAACCCAATAGACATCATACAAGAATCAGTTAAGGAATATAAGCTAAGTATAGCGAAAGAAAGGCGAAATGAGATTCGCAAATTGCTTGATTACTATACAGGCACAGAAACTGAAAAGTATATTGATGATTACTTCTCTGCTGATGCTTTTAGGGAGATTCCTCTTTACAATGCTAACTTTACACGCAGGTTCATCAATAAGATGTCAAGAATTTATACAGTAGGGGCTTCTCGTAATGTGAGTGATTCGTACTCCTCTTTGACTCGCAGGAAAGATGCCAAAATGAAACATATTGAGAGAATGACACGTCTTGTAGGGTCTGTTGCAACACAAGTAATATATCGTGATGACCTCCCACAGCCCTGTTTTGATTATAGACCTGTTTACTACTTTGATGTGCATCTTCACGAGAACCCCTTCTCTCCTGTTGCAATTACTTACCCTATATTAATGAATGTAAACGATGTCTCAGATACTGAAAAATTACAATATGCGTACTGGGATAAAGATAGATACATCCATTACGATGAAGATGGCAATATAATGCAAGAATATCTACATGGATATGGTATTATACCATTTTTGTTTACCCACAGAGAAGACCAAGTTGATTCCTTTTTTGTAGAAGGAGCTAATGACATTGTTAGCTGCAATGAGCAGGTAAATATAACAATGACAGAGTTGCAATTAGGTCTACGATTCCAAATGTTTGGGCAGCCATTCATTACAGGGATGTATGGGGATAAAAAGTTGGAACGAGCAGGGAGCGATACAATACTTGACTTGCCTGAAGGCTCATCTTTTGGTATTGCAGCTCCTGAAGGGGATATTCAAGCAGTAATTGAGTCTGTTAAGTTTCAGTTAGACTTAGTTGCTCAGAATAATCATCTATATGTGCAATTTGCTCAAGATGGTGGAGAAACTCCATCAGGAATTGCACTCAAGATTAAAGATTTAGAGCGTTTTGAGGATTATCAAGACGATTTAGACCTATATCGTATGTATGAACACGATTTATACGATATTGAGAAAAAGATTGCATCATACAACAATATTTCTCTTCCTGAAGAGTTAAAAATAGACTTTAAAGAGCCTGAGTATCCAAAAACAGTACAAGATCAGATATTAATGGATGAGCATATGTTAAAACATCACATGGTTGATGAAGTTGGGTTGCTTATGAAGTATAATAAGGACTTGACTAAAGCTGAAGCCGAAGCCATAATAATGGCGAATAGAGAAGCTATGGAAGACGAGCATTTACAAGCAATGAAAGAGGGTGAGGTATAATGGCATTTCTTGAATGGAAGTCTAATTTTAGTTTTGATAAGTTATCTAAAAATCTTGACAAGGCTATTAAGAAGTTTGGTGGAGATAATGTCAAGAGTTTTACAAAGGCTGCGAAAGACAATTTGCAAAAAGGTGATTTTAAGCCTTTAGCTGAGGCTACACTTAAAGCAAGGAAGCAAGGTGTAGGTTGGGGTGGTAAAAGAGTTGGTAAAACCAGTAGTAAACGCCCATTAATTCAAACAGGCAGGCTGCTCAACAGTATAAAGGAAAAAGATGGTGAGTTTACTATGATTGAGTATGGGTTTAGGCATCATGCAGGATTTTCTGCTAATCGTAAAAAGATTCCTGCAAGACCATTTTTGCCTTTTGGTTTAAACGAGCAGGGTAAATTTGCTAAGGCAAATATGAAAAGTTTATATGATATATTAAATAAGGTTATGAAAACTAAGAAAAGATAGGAGTAAATATGAAAATATTCAAGTTGTTCAAGGAGATTCAATCCATTAAAGACGTACTTGCCCTTATATTTACTCAAAATATAGACTTAAATCACAAACTTACCTCAATACAGACCGAATTAGACCAAATAAAGACACTTACGAACCCAATTTACGAAGAATTTGAAGGCGAGCAAGGCGATATACGCATTCCTAAGCAAATATATGATGAAATGTGCGATTATTTAGATGAAGACGATATAGATTTGATGGGTGTTAGTTAATAGGGATAGTAAACTCAGCGTAAGTCTCACATTTAGGGCAAGTAAAACAAGACACTACCCCTTCTCCCTCATAGTCAAAGTCCTGAAAGTCAAAATCTGACTGCCAGATCATTTCATACTCACAATTATAACATTTAACCATTTTCTCTTCTTTTTATCTCTTCTTGCCATGCTACACGTTGTCCTTTAGTAGGGCGTTTAGCTGCAAGTGGTTCAACACCAACAGCAGCAGCACGTTTCTTCCATCTGTACCACTCTCTACGTTGGTTTAAGTATTTTGCTTTTTCTTTTTCAGATTTGATAACTTTATTCACTTTCTTTTTTTCTTTAATTGAGCGTACAACCTGATCTTCAGTATTGCGTTCAGGTAAGGTAGATAAATCTACCACTTCTTCAGGAATCTCATTTACGATTTCAGTAACTACCACATCTTCAATCTCACCATCAATAACATCAGCAACCTCCACTTTCTTCATAAATTTTTCAAAAGGCGAATCAACAGTTACATTAATATTCTTAACCAACTTACCACTATGCTCAAGTATCAATCTCCCTGCCTGTACATTACCACTCTTAGCCTCTCTTATCATAGCATTAAGTACAGCAGGTATCTCACCACCAAACTCAATCATATACCTCTCATATATAGCATCTATAAAATTAGGGTCTTGTCTCCAACCCTCAACAGTCTTTACACTAACTCCCAATTTATCTGCCACTTCTTGTGCAGTAATAGAAGGATTTAACGCATACATCTCTGCTCCATGTGCCTTACGAGGGGATTTAATTAATTTATTCATATTATCCTTTCTACCAATATTATAATTTAACTACTATGGTAGATATTTATGGTAGATTTTTAATTTATTTTTTTTGGTAGTTAGTTTTTACATTTTATGGGGAATGGTAGCCCCCAAACCCAGAAATCACCTATCCCCCCAACCCCCCTCATCAATATTGGCTAGTAACTTACGAGTAAAAAAAAGTTGTAAAAATTGGGTGAAATATTTGCACTTAGATCACATAATTTTGGATTGAGAATATAAAAAAACTGATCGAATATATATTAATCTCTCGTCATAAGATATATATTTAAGGCGAAATTTGCTATGATTTAGGACGTTTTATTGTTTATTAGTGTTAGATGTTGGATTAGTAGTAATTTGAGCGTAGAAAGGGGCATAAAAGCCTCCCTC